AGATATCTAATCCTTTTAGGAATAAATATCTTCTGCTTTTAAGTTAATGACATTGTGAGTTTTCAAGGCTTTTTTCTTTTGTGAGAACTTTCGTGAGAACCACCTGACAATAAATCTTCAAAATGTTCATTTGCGAGCTTATTCATTTCCTGTGCTTTGTCTGATAAAGCATGTCTGTAAACTGCTTTAAGTGTTCCATCATTTCCCCAGCCGCCACGCTGCATGATATAAACATCCGGAATTCCCAATGCATGAAGAATAGACGCTGAGTAGTGTCTCAGATCATGGAAACGGAAATGAGGTAAGTTACATTTCTTCAGGCACTTTTCGAATTTGTCAGTGAGCTGTCCTGGATTCAGGCTGACAACTCTTCCTGGTCGGTTCGGCAATTTCCTGATCACATCATCTGGGAAATCAATATATCGATCGCCGGCAAAAGACTTCGGTGTTTTTATGATCCATTGGTTGTCAACTGTACGAACCATGTTCTTGCAGACATGAATGACATTGCCGTTTATGTTTGAATGTTCCAGAGCACAGATTTCACCGCGTCTCATTGGTCCGAAGGCTGCAAGAAGCACTGGAATTTCCAATTCAGTTCCCTGTACTGCCTTCATAAGAATCTTTACCTCTGCGTCAGAAGGAATATACAGCTCAACGCGTTTCTTCTTTGGTAAGGCTGTATTTAGTGCCATAGACGGTCTGTATACCCGTAGTACAGCAGATATTAAACCATGTATGTTACGAACAGTTTTAGGGGATAATTTGGCGGCCTCAAGGTTAATTGCTTTTTGAATATCATCTTGAGTGATGTCGTCAATCTTTATATCCATAAGGGATGGAATGTAATTTCGCTGAATTCCCCTGTAATCTCTGATTGTGCAGGGAGAAAGAATATTTTCCCGCGAGGAAATATAATCTTCAAGTGCTTCTCCGAATTTAAGAGTTCCGGCAGTAGTTGAGCTTTGTTCTTTACTTGCGGCCCATTCAGCAGCCATCTGTTCACAGATACGTTTCCCTCTCTTGGTTGGATCGTCGCAGGTGAAAGACTTTCGAATTTTTCTTTTTCCAATAGTTCCGTCTGGTTTGGTGTACTCTTCGGTATGAGAGAGCACCTGACATCTCCATGATCCTGATGGTAATTTCTTTGCAGTTGCCATAATATCATCTTCCTTTCCTAAAATTGGGTACAAAAATAACAGACACACAAATGTTCTGGTTGTATGTCTGCTCCGAAGATGATACAATATGTTTGCAAAAAGAGCATCTCTTCGGAGATCTGAGCCGGTTCCTGTTGGCGCGGGAGCCGGTTTCTTTTTTATTTGTTTTCTGATGGATTTTCTTTATAATAATTCTCACAAAGTGCATTAAGAATATCTCTATTCCATAAAAAAATTTGTGTCTTTTCTGCTAGTTCTTTAGCTGATTGCGTAAAGTATCTGTTGGTTAGAACGACACCAACATGGCAGTTGTAGTATGATTTTCCTGCAAAAACTTCTTGAACAGCTTTATTTCCTACATCTGAAGAATATCTCTTGCATTGAATTGCATACTTGACTCCAAGTTTTTCGGCTAAAATATCAATTCCCTGGTCGTTGCTTCCTGGGGTCACATAGACATTGGAAAAACCATTTGCTTTAAGGAGCTTTGCGCAGAATTGTTCAAAATCATGCCCTTCCATGTAATCATATTTTCCGTTATACATTCGAATCCTATCATCAATTGGATTGGGGAGAGAGGAAAAGCTTAAATTTGAATCAGAAACTGTATTTTCACTCGAAATGGAATTTATAAGTTCTACAGTCTTTAAAAAATCTTCGAATTGTTCCATCGACATAAGAACTTTTCTTGGTTTAACGCCATCTTCTGGACCAACTACACCAGCATCGCCAAGCTGATCTATAATCCTTGCCGCTCTGTTAAAACCGATTTTAAATAAACGCTGTAGCATACCAATAGATGCTCTGTTTTTTTCTATTATGAATTTTCCTGCTTCTACAAAATAACGGTCAACTTCTAATTTATTTTTGAATTTTGGAGTAGATTCAATATCCAAATTATTTTGACTTTGAGTTTCAGCTTCTTTTATTCGCCGTTCCAAGAAATCGATACTTGCTTGCTTCTCTGCGTTAATTTCCTGTAAATTTACAGACGGTAGTTTGCCGGAAAAATTAACTATTCCTTCAAGTTCTGATAAAGACTTTAAAGTACTGTTAAGTTCGTCAAATGATGTATAAAATTCTTTACGGTCTATCGTCGTATTTAGAATATCAACCAAGTGATGCGCCTTTTTTAACAAAAAAGCTGCACGATCAGATGGAGAAGGCTTAGGAACTAAATAATTGTCAGACGGAGTATCTGTTTGTTTTATATCAGGTTGTAATGAAGTATTCTCTTTCTTCTTTTTGCGTTTAAAGAATATACAAAACAAAATTATGAATGCAATAATTCCTAATATAATGCATATTGTTGTATAATTTTCTTCTATAAATTGTCCGATGGCGCATAGTACAGCAAATAATATAAAGCATGTTCCACAACCGCCGGTATCCTTTTGTTTTGCCACTTTCTTTTCTCCTAGGATATAGCTTTTATGCTGAAGTTTAATCAGCAGTAATCATTCGCATAACAGCGAACGGTTCAAAATAAATAACATAATTATCAATAGCAGTACACACGCCGTATTTAGATCTATAGCACTGTATAGCTTCTTTCAGGTATTCCTCAGTCGCATCCAGAAAGTCTGCCATCTCATATAAATTTCTACATCCGGCTTCATAAGCTCTGATCAGACCTGTCAATCCGATTTTCAGGTTATAGCCATATAATCTGGCGCGGTATTCCTGTTTCTGGTTCATAACATCTGTCTGATCCAGAATATCCCCGGCGGTGGTACAGTGATGTCCGATTTCTTCCGCAAGGACACAAGATTTCTCAGTTTGCGTAGGAAGTGTTCGGTTGATCGCAATCCGATTTTTATATATTCGCCCACCGTAGCCGGGAATATCTTTTTCTTTGACAATTAAGTTTTCTGAATCGGCTAAAATTAATAGCTCTTCATAAGTCATTAATATCAGTCCTTAACAATAAAAGCGTATTTTCTTAAAGTAACTTACCCAGCGTTGTTTGATCTCTTCGCTTCGGGCTTCGATGATCTCCATAATGTCGCGCAAAGTACGAGAGGGAATGTGAGAGTTATTATTGCATAAAAGGCACTTACCTGATTGTGTAATCCATATTTTAGTGGAATTTTCTCTCGGAACGCCCTTGCTGACATGGACATGTATAGGTTCAAGTGGGTCGTTTTCATTCGACCAGAAATATATGAGGTAGCTTCCGATTTTAAAGATTTGCGGCATCGTCAAATCCTCCCTCTCTTGCAAGCCGGATGATAATGTGTGCTACAGTCTTCAAATATTCTGTGAAATACTGAATCTCCTGTTCTGAAAAGCCATCGATATTTTTCCAGTCATAGGAAGGAAGATAGCATTCAGCAGAGTGAAAGCCGCCATAAACAGGCTTTTCGAAATAAACCTTAACGGTTTCCTGACCATTATCATCATAAGCCTCAGAATGAACTACTTCTGTGTGGTCATTAAGTGTCATAAATGGGTACATCATAAAGCATACTCCTTTCTATATCCATTCACTATCATTTTTCATAACATCATCAGCGTGTTTTATTTCTTCCCCAGTTGGGTTCATGCCATGTGCGGCATTTGGCTCCAATAATTCTTCCTCCATCTGCTGAGCGGAGAGAAGGCTCTTTGAATAGGTGAGGACTTTTTTCTGGTTATTAGGAATTAACTGTTCATATATATTAACTAATTCTTCTGACGAGTCAACTTTTTTGGGTGAAGAAGTGGTACTTGATTCCCAACCCATTAAATAAGCAGGTGATACACCGAGAGCAGCAGATAACTTTGCAATTTTATCTCGACGCATGTTTGCGATAATACCGTTTTCCCATTTCCTTACAGTACTTTTACCAACGCCAACCTTGTTTCCTAATTCTTCTAAAGTCATATGATTTTCAGAACGTAATCGTTTAATTCTGTCTCCCATTTCTTCCATTTCTTTATATCACCTCCGATAATGGGATTATATCACTAATGTGTCTTTTACGCAACATATAAATATAAAATAAAACAAAAAGTGTCTTTAAATACACAAAAAGTATTGACAAGAATAGCAGACTGTGATAAGTTATTAGTGTCCTAAAAGACACTGAAAGGAGGGAAGGAAATTGGATAAATACAAACTTGAATATGAAATGAAGAGAAGAAAAGTGTCTCAGGAACAATTGTGTAAAGAGATTGGTATGAGTAGATCCGCGTTTTATAGAAAATGCAATGAGATATCTGAATTTACACAGGGTGAAATTCAAGCTATAGTTGACTATCTGGGTCTTGACTCTCCGATGGGAATTTTTTTTAAAGAAAAAGTGTCTTAAAAGACACAAAGCGATTTAATACCAGAAAGGAGTGAATGAAATGTCAATGCTTGTAGTCTCCGTAATTGCATCAGCAATTACAGCCAAAATAGTAGCCACCTACTATTTTAAGAAAATAGATGGCTACGTGGAAGAAATGTGTGAAATGACAGAAAAAAATAATAATTTGATAAAAGCTATTTTACACAAATTTCATGGAAGCTCTTGACCAGAGGGGGGGGTGAGACGATATGAACTGTCCTACAGGAAAACCAGGAACTCCTGCATATGCAATGTCTGCGGAAGAGAGTCTGTCAAATATGGCAAGACTTAGTTTGTGCGGAAAACTGAATCTTGCCATTGAGAAGTGTAATCTATATCCGTTTCTTATTCCGTACTACGGATCAAAAGAATTTATGACGGAAACGGCATTGATGCACCAAATAATTCAGCCATTTTCTGTAAGCCAGTACGCGCCTCTATGGGAGAGAATTCTATCCATTTTATTAAAGAATCAGAAAGTGAAAGACCAGAGGGAATTTTAGAGAGAAATGGGAGTGCACGCCATGTCTTAGGATATTTTTTAAAAATAGGTAAGAGTTTGGTGGCAATATAAGCATTTTTCTTTCGAAGATTATGGTTATTCATTAACGAATTCAGTTCACTGGCGTTTGGGTCAGAAATTAATAATGATAAGTCAAAAGGTTCTGCTTTTTCCTGATCTGCAATAACATAACCTTCGAAGTAGGGAGCGTAATTTTGCTTGGTAATTTCAATATCATTTGAGCGACCAAGACGAAGCCAGTATTTGGTGATTTTTGGCAAAAAGAAGTATGAAGAAAGTTCACAAATAGATTCTTCAAGCCAGCAAAGTTCGGAGACTACTTCACCAGAAATCATAAGATGACATATTTCATGGGCTAATTGGTAAGTGGATTGATTCCATTTGTTTTTATCACAACTTAAAATAATTAAATTGGATTCTCTATAACAAACAGGATGAGTATGGTGAAGTGAAAAAGCGATAAGTGCATTTGGATAAGTTTGTATAGGCAAAGATAGATTCATGACATAAAGAAGCGAATCTAATGCGAAGAGGGCAGATTCCGTAATGGTTTTGGAACTAGAATCATCCCCGAAGTCAACAGAAAATTGTGGGAATGATTTTAAATTTGTTAATTTTCCCATAGATACCTCCTAGAGTAAATATTTAGGCATGCCAGTGCCTGTGATTAAAAGATAGGAGATAAGCAAGAAAAAGTCAATAGTTTAAGACCAGAAAGCAGGGTAAGAGACAGCATAAGAAAGGAGTGAATACAGTGAACAAGATATTCATACCTCATGAACTCAAAACGATTGAGGTAGACACAGAAAAGAAAATCTTTCGTATCAACGGAGAAAATTTTGGAGATGGTTGTACGGGATTCACAATTAGCTGCACACCAGGAGAATTCAAAATTAGAGTAGAAATAGATACGACAGTAGAGTTTGCAAATTATTCTGACAAAGGAGAACTGAAGCAACAGGAAGAATACAAACGAAACTGACCCTTGGAGAACCAAGGGTCAAAAGGTCAGATGAAAATACTGGCAAGGTCAAACAATTTGGAAAGATCTTCGAAGAATTGGCGAGGCTTATTCTGCATGTAAGCAATGCCCGCCTCCGTAAGCTGAATATCTCCCAGAATATTTTTCTTTAGGTATTTGGCAGTTACTAATTCATGAATTGCATAATCAACGTCAGGTTGAAGCCATTTTTTAAAAGCAGCGATTTGGTAGATTTCACCGTCTTTAAATTTAATAGAATCTGGTTTAGTAAAGCCAACACTTCGGCGTCGTTTATATTCGCAATAAATGATTTTGAATGCCATTAAAGTTTCGCTTGATAATTCCATGTTTTTCTCCTTTCGTAAGTACTCAGGTATGTCAGTACCCTGTATTTACAGGATAGAAATGGAAGAATCGGTAGTCAAGCGAAATAATTCGACAAAGTTCGAGATTTATCGAGAAACGAAAGGGGTGAGAGAGCTGATTAAAATTATATTTTCTAAAAAGGCATTAGTAGCCATAGCTTCAAATGCAATAACAGTTTTGCTTATGATTTTTGCACAGGTAACTCGCAATATATGGATATTGTTTTGGATATGCATGTATTTGACATTAGAAAGAGCATTGGAAAAAGTTCTTAATAGTATTTCAATTGAAATTCGGAAGGGGGAAAAGGAAGCTCGTGTTTGACTGCGAAGAATATCAGAATGCACTTGGAGAGAAGAAAGTCAGGATAAATACGACAGTAAAAGACTGGAACAGGTTATTAAAAACAGGTCTTTGGGATAAAATCATGAAGGTTCTTGATGATACAAAAGAACCACCGAAATAGTGAGAGCGGGTCACGTTGGAACGTGATCAACAGTTGCAAGTCAATTATTTAACCATGATATACAGGCCAGAACCATCGCCGTTTACGAAGTAAGCCATGTCCCATAAAGTATATCCTTCGCGTTCAAGAGCTCTCGTCTCCTGAACGGAATGAACATATTTCTCTTAATGATTATCACCTCCTTCCAAAGAGGCGATTCGTGACCCGCAAAACTAATTATAACATAGCAGAGAGAGGAGAAGAAAAATGGCAATACGCTACACCACAGAAGCCAAGAAATATATTCTGCTCAAAGGAAATATTGCGAAGCGGATGGAAGCCGAGCGCGTTTCCGATGAGCAGATGGCAGCAGTAACAGGTATGAAAGTCAGAACATACAAAGAAAAGAAAAATTACCCTGAAAAATTCACGTACCCGGAACTCCGCAAAGTGTTCATCCGGTTAAAGTTCCCAGAAGACGAGATTCTGGAGGCACTGACATGAACAAATCCATAGAAGAATCAGATCAAAGGTCCTGGAAGATACGCTTTGCCGATGGAACCATCGGGATCTGCTATGGGACCTACGACGGAACTGCTGAGATTGCAGATCTCAAGAAAGATCTGCACGGTGGCAGCTACACCATAGAGAGGATGTGAGAACAATACGGATTTTCAAGGAAAAACTTCAAGCTTTAGAAGAAAGAAAAAAGGAGCTTGAGATTCAATGGCCTAATCTGGATCCAGGAAGACGGCGTGAAGCACAAATGGAACTGTGGATTCTTGAAAAACAATGCCAGAGCCTGAAGAAAAGAATTGCGAACCTTGAGAGAAAAGGCAAAAGAAGTAAAGGAGAATTGAAATGAAAGATGTAATGGATTCCATTCTGATCGGTACCTTGGCTACATACTTGCCGTTCTGGATCATCGACAGCCTTGCACAGCACGTCGTATTGGCAATGGGGCTATCAATCGTGGTCTATGCAGGGAAACTGTGGCAGATGGAGAGAAGGGAAAAGCGGAAATGAAGCAGGAAAGACTTACTGTGAAGAATCCCAATGGTAAAACCTACCGCATTCCTTCCAGCAGAGCCGGATCCGTCAGGTTAGAGTGGCAGCAGGACCAGACAGTTTTATATGGAAACATTGCTGATAGACTGGGAGCTTATGAAGATTTGGGGTCACCTGAAGAATTTGCCGAATTATTAAGACTTTACAGAAAATAAAAATGGTTCATGCATTGGCAGTGCATGAACCAAGGCTGTGTCCTCCGGACAAATAAAAAACCTAAGTACAATATATCATCCGGAGGCCATAGCGTCAAGAGTCCACAGGAGAAATCCTGTTTTTTATTTTACTTCATAACGGGGAACAATCGCCGTATTACAACTCGATTAAGATATTAAAGTTAGGACATAAGCTATGGCAATAAAGAGGAAAGAGTATAAGTTCCAAAAGGGAAGGATTATCGAGATACAGGAGTTCCATGATGGGAACTATGGTGCTCCCGGAGAGAAGAGAATAAAGAAGAAAAAGCCAACAGAGGAACAGATGCGTCTGGTGAATGCAAAGAATAAAGCTATGAGATGCAGACACAAGATGCTGGAGTATCTGAACCCAGGAGATTGCTTTGGCACCTGGACATATGCGATAACGAATCGTCCTCTGGACATGAAAGCCGCACTGAAAGATTTTCAGAAAGCAATCCGGATAGTAAGAGATGAATATCGCAAAAGAGGATATGAACTCTTCTGGTTCCGGAATATTGAAAGAGGTACCAAGGGAGCGTGGCACATCCACTTTGTAGTAAATGAGATCGGAGATACTGCAAGTATCATGAAGAAAGCATGGAACAAAGGCGGTACATATACAGTGGCAATCAAAAATGAGCCGAAAGTATACGATGAAGATTTTACGAAGCTGGCGGAATATATGACGAAGGATGAGCATACCAGGGAAGAAAAGAAAGACGGAACCCCGGGCAAACCGCGGATCTGTGAAGCAAGTTATAACACAAGCCGTAATATGCCTTTAAAGAAACCTCATGTGGACAAGCTGCAAAGATGGAAACGAGAGGTAAAGCCAAGAAAAGGATATTATATCATATCCACTTATGAGGGAATCAATCCGGCTACGGGATATAAATACCGGAGATACGTCATGGCACGTTTTCCGGAAAAAGTAAAGCTGAACAGGAGGATTTAAAATTGCAGGAGGTACATATTTTCTTGGTCGTGTCTTCACACGCTCCCAGAATGAAGAGAGGCTCCTATCATTACATGCTGTGCTGCCCTGGAAGCAGTAAGCCTCCGCTTGAGGGCAGGGGACAGGAAAAGAACATCACAGGACATCGACTGATTCTGAAATGTGCGGTTGCAGCGATGGATCGCATGACCAGATCAGCAGTGATCACAATCCATACAGATAGTGAATACCTTGCAGAAGGTCATGGAAGGCTTGCTTCCTGGCGGGAAAATGACTGGAAGAAGTCTAATGGACAGAAGATCCGGAACAGCGACTTATGGAAGCTGCTGGAAGAGAAGTTCAAGACCCATGCAGTACGCTTCCGTGTGGAGTCGATGCTCCCATATACAAAAAGCCCGCCTATTTGAAAGAAATAAGGCTTTTTGGGACTTTCAACATAAAAATGTGGATAAAAAACCAAAAGACACGCTCTATTTGAAAGAAATCAGGGAAAAAGCATGTGGAAAAGCCAAAATCGAAAACAGAATTTGAAGATTGTTTGCGATTTTGCAGGAAAAATCCGGGCAAAACCGGAAGGCTTCCGAATAGGACGTGTCCGCGAGAGGAGAAAAAAGAAATGTATGACAAATTTGGAGAAATGAGCAGCTACAAGGAAATCAATGAACTTGCAGAGAATCTGGCCAACGAGGGAGATGTCGAGAGCTTGCGCGAAATGGCAAAAGAGAACGGGATCCCGGAGGACTTTGTAGACCTGTATCTGGAAGGTGAGATTCCAAAGCTCTGCGATGCTCTTATTGCAGCAGTGGGAAAATTAGAAGTTGAGGCAGCAGACCTGAAATTGAAAGGACTCATGAAGGATTGGGTGGAATACATCAAAGGGCTGTGCATGGAAAATGAGATGATCGCTCATCAGATCCGCAAAGCAGGGAAAAGTCTGAAAGGATGTATGGCAGTGCTCCTGAAATATTCATTTGAGAACAGAACGAGTGTGCCCAAAGAGATTGTTAAGGAGGCAAAGATCAGTGCGAGCAGAGTGGATTTTGGAGTTCCGGGCATGGCAGAAGCCAAAAAGATGATCAAAGACTATTATCTTGGAGGCGTGAAATGAAAAAGAAAGCAATTGAGAGAATTCCTTATCTGGGCCTGAAGAAGAAGCTCAGACAGAAAGACGCCAAGTATATCGGCATAACAGCAATCAGGATTGTAGGACATGAAAAGCATCTTTTCCTGGAGATGTACCGCAATGCAAAGAACCAGACAGAACCGCTGGTACGGGTTGTCCTGAACAAGAAAGAATTTGGTACCTATATTCCAGAAACAGGGGAATGGAACAGACGGAAGATCATGCCGGATGAATATTATGATGCATACTTTATCTGGGAAACTCCGGGAGAACGTGGGTGTACGCAGAAAGAACTGGAGAAGCAGAACATTCTTCAGAACTCGGAAGATCTGGAGAGGATCAAAAAATTCTGCAAAGGCGTGGAGGTCTGGGACAGCACTAAATGGTGGAAGTACATATACCGTTATGAGCAGAATATATCGATTACTGCCAGACGCAAAACAGAAGAAAGAAGATACGAACGTCGCCAGAATGCCCTCAATGACCGGATCAGCCACACAAAAGAACTGCCGGAGAAGAAAATCCTGGAAACGGCAGACAGTCTTTATTTTCATCATGCCCATTACCTGTACTACAAGAAACGGGGATGCTTTGCACAGATAGCCTGCAGTAAATGTGGTGGAGTAATGACTGACAGATGGAAAGAGGGAATTTCTTTTGAGAGTCAGTTACAGTGCGGCATAGAAGAACCCAGAGAAGGAAAAGTTGGAATCTGCCCGTTATGCGGAGCACATGGCGAATACAAATGCCAGGGCAAGGTGAAAGGATATCACAGCAAGAGCATCCATCTGTTCCTTGGGCAGAAGTACAAAGATCGAGGAATGGTTCTGCGTTATATAAAAGTGACGAAAAAATGGTGTTTAGGGATGATCGGAGGCGAGAACGGCCCGGAAATGTTCAATTCCAGCGAAGAACTGGCTGGAGTGGAGATTGCCAGGGCATATTTTGAGCCAGGTAAGAAGCTCCAGATCGATTATCACAAGTATAACTGGTATGACGGGAAAGACTTCTGGGATGACTGCAATCTGTACGGAAATGCCAATATTACGATCGGGGAAGCCCCGATCCTGAAAGAAACTTATCAGGAGATGGAGGGAACAATCTTTCAATACAGTGCACTGAAAGAATATACGGCAGCAGTAAGGGAAGCTGTTAATCCGATCAGCTATTTTGAACGGTATCAGCAGACACCACAGATAGAAGTTCTGGTAAAGCTGGGACTGATCGGAGTGGTAAAAGAACTGATCAGATATCGATATGGTATTGTGACAGACCAGGACGCAAGGCGGCCGGATAAATTCCTGGGAATCCGGAAAGAAAGTGTAAAACAGTTGATTGCTGCCGAAGGCGATCCTGGAATTTTGAATACGATGCAGATGGAAAAACGCATGCAGCAGGTCTGGACAGGAGAGCAGATCGAGCACCTGACAGAAACAGGATTGGGAAGGGGACAGATTGAAACGGCAATAAGATATATGAGCCTGCAGAAATTGCTGAACCGGATAGAGAAATATTCCGGATGCGAGTACGGGACAAAATGCAGTGGTGCTGAACAGAAAATCAGGAGTACTGCGACAACCTACGCAGACTATCTGAATATGAGGCAGTCTCTGGGATATGATCTGAACAATACAATCTATCAGCATCCGAGAAATCTGGAAGAAGCCCATGATGAAATGGTGAGGGAAAGCCACAAGGAAGAAATTGATAAACGTCTGAATGAAGTAGCTATAAGATTTCCAGACATACAGTCCAGATACCGAGAACTCCGGAAGAAATATTTTTACGAAGATGATGAGTACCTTATTCGTCCGGCAAGATCAGCAGAGGAGATTGTCATGGAGGGAAGGACACTTCATCACTGCGTAGGAGGAGATACTTATCTGAGAAGACATGACAGAGGAGAAAGTTATATTTTGATGCTGCGGGACAAGAAACAACCGGAGAGACCTTATATTACAGTAGAAATTGACAGCCGGAAGTCGTCCATCAGGCAGTGGTATGGAGCGCATGATCGAAAACCAGATCAGAAAAATATGCAGAGATGGCTGAATCAATATTTGCGGCAGCTAGAGGAACAGCCGGCAGCAATGAGAACCAGAACAGCCTGAAACTGAAAGGAGAGCAATATGGAATACACACAGTTGACTCTGGATGATTATATCCAGTGCAAGAACGATATTAAAAATAATCTCGGAACAATCGTAAAGAGTTTTGTCCGGATCGGCTGGCTTCTGACCAGAATTGATAAATCCGGAGCCTATAAAAATGACGGCTATAGTACGATTTATGAGTTCGCCCAGGCTGAATATGGGATGAATAAAAGTGGAACGAGCCGCTTCAAGAAGATTTATGAAAAATACTCAGTTCCGGGCGACACACCAGAACTCAGGAACGAATATAAAGACTTCAACCAGTCTCAGCTGACAGAAATGCTCCAGATCCCGGAAGAAGACTATGCAATGCTTCACCCGGAGGGAAATAAAGAAGATTTCCGTGAGTTAAAGCGTTTCAACAGGGAGAATGATTCCAATCCGGAAAACCTTTGGAGCTGGAAAGAAGCAAAGACTCCGGAAGAAAAGCTGAAAGCTGCTATTCAGGAATTCTTCCGGGAAAATAAAGAGATCCTGAACGATTTTTACGGAAAGAACCTCAGCGTGAAAGATCTCGCAGAAGAGATCTGCCCGTCTGGCAGCAGGAGCTACCGCAAAGGAACCGTATTTCTGATGTTCTACAGCCTGGATCAAGGGATTATGGTCAAGATTTTCGGCGAAGCTCCGACCAAGATGACTTATCAGGAATTTGCTGATCACACAAAGCAGATTTTTGATACTGCGGCAGCAGGGGAGGGAACCTGGGATAACTATTTTGGCGAACGTAATGCTGAACCCAGCAAAACATTGGGGGAAGCTGACCATAGCGGCGAAGATACCGCAATGGTTCCGGGACAGAATATGGAAATTCCGGAACAGGCACAGCCAAATGTGAGACAGGAGGATGATATTTCGGGACAGGATGACCAGATCCCAGGACAGGATAATATCCAGAATCATCCGGAATATATGCCAGAACCAAAAGTTGCGCCGGCGCAACGGACAGAAGAACAGAAATACAATGACCGACAGGCACGACTGGACCGCGAAAACAAAAAGAAACTCCAGGAGCAGGAAGACGAAGAAAAAATGCAGCATCTTCCTTCCGATGAAACCAGGAAGGCAAAACAGCTCAGAATGGCATCTTCCTACTACGATGACATTTTGACCGGGAACATGAGCTTCTGGTTCTGCAAAGATGATCATTTCCATATCGGTGACAGCCTGGATCTGATGGAATTCAAAGAAGGCAGACACACCGGCCGGACGATCCAGACAGAGATCACCTACATCCTGAATGATTACACGGGACTGGAAGATGGATATTGTGTCCTTTCAATCAAAGTAACGGGTGCTATCTAAAATCACATAAATAATCAAGGGAGGTGCCTGTTACACCTCCCGGAAAGGAGTTTCGATATGATGTATACAAAAGAGATGCAGGTCGGAAAGAAAAAAAGAAGAAAGAAACATAAACCAAGCATCATCCAGAAAAAGGACGGAAGGTGTTATTTATGTATGTTACTGGATGAGGATAATGGAGTGAAAAAAACACAGGAACACCATATTTTCGGTGGAGCCAACCGGGATCATTCAGAAGAAACGGGATTAAAAGTATATCTCTGCCTGGAACATCACACAGCAGGAAAACTGGCAGTTCACAGATGTAAAGATACCAGGAGACTTCTGGAACAGATTGCACAGAGAGAATTCGAAGAAGATCATACCAGAGAAGAGTTTATGGAAATCTTTGGGAAGAATTATCTGAATGATTAAGGAGAAATAGCATGAAAGTAAGAATATGGCCAAGAAAGAAAAGTGATAGAGGGGGTTATGCATGTATGCCTTTAAAACGGAATGTTCCAGAAGGTAGAAAAGGATGGAAACTGACAGCGTGTCCGAAATGTGGAGAGCCATGTTGGGAAACGCCGCTTTTCCGGAGTATTGCACAGTCCGGAGCAATTCCTATGTGTACGATGTGCGCCTTGAAGAAAGGGGTGCAGGCAAATGCAGCAGTCAATACTGATAATGGACACACCAGATCAATGTGAGAATTGCATATGTCTGGGAGGGTTTACACGTGTTTATGCTATGTGCAGAGCCAAAGCCAGACTTATTGATGATCCTTACAAAAACCAGAATGGTGTCCGCTTATACCGTATAGAGAGGAGAGAGAACATGACATATAAAAACTATGAAGGCTATCCGGATCCGACCGCAAGCAAAGCTGTGAATGGGGTTCGTAAAGAAGAAAGACAACAGATGCTGGAGAAACAACATGGATTAAAACGTGGTCAGAAGATTGTGATCACAGAGATGAGTCGAGATGAGATGCATAAAGCAGCCAAGAAAAAGAAGAAAACATATACAGTGATTGAGCTGTATACTCATTGTGTCCTTCTAAAAGGTCCGCGTGGCATAGGTATATGCCCGAACTATGCACAACTCAGGGAAATGATGCAGGCAGAATAAAGCAATAAAGGGGGAGCGATACCATTGGAATACATGACAGAAGAGCAGAAGAAAGAATTCCAGGAAGAAAATGAGAAAAAGAAGGAATACCTGAGATTATACCGTAGAGCAGTAAGACGGGAGAAGGATATTCTGGAAGAAATCCAGAGATTAAGACTGGATAAGATGTTTCCCTCCGTAGTTAATGATGGGATGCCGCACGGCAGCAGTCAGACAGATCTATCAGATTACATAGCAATTTTAGACGAACAGATTGAACTTCTGAAAGAGGAACGCCTAGAGAAAGCCAGATGCTACAAGAGAATCGAAGACAGGATTCGGATGATGAGCAATGAAGATGAGCAGACTGTCTTGAGATTGAGATACATACAGGGACTGAAATGGGAGGATGTGGCAGCAGAAATGGGATATAGCTGGAAACAGATTCATAGAATTCATTCTACTGCACTCCAGAATTTCAAGATGACATAGAATGACACACTCCATCTGTGGTACTATGTATCATGAATTAGTTGGAAAAATCCAATGACATTTATTCCTCTTAAGGTTTGCTGAAGAAACGAAGGTTATTGCTTATCCTGTTGTCTGGTGTCCGGACTGAAAAGCAACGTTTACGACGAGTGAATAGACCGACTTACCTTGCACGATATCAAGGGACAAATCATCTCGGAGCATAGCTCAGTGGATAGAGCAGTGGTTTCCGGTACCATGTGCAGGGGTTCGATTCCCCGTGTTCCGATTTCTCCATTGAGGAGAATCCATCCCAACATTATACATTTCTTTGAAACGTCCTGTAGAAATACGGGGCGTTTTGTAGTATTATGAAAGAAAATGTATATGGGAGGAAAATAGTAAAGTGAGATTATATAGTATTTATTATTTGTGTAAAAAATACAAAGATGATATTACACATTGTAATGTACAAGAAGTTACTTTTTCTGGGGGAGTAAAAGCTATTCGGTGGAGAGACTGGGAATCATATAAGGAAATGCTACTAGTTTTGCGCGAAATTCAGTGCTTAAAAGTAAGCACTGAATCTATATATGAGAAAATTCCTGTTATAGAAAGAGAAAAGGCAATCCCTACTATTAGCATGAGCTTATGGGAAGAAATTAAAAATAAACAGCATGAGTTATCTATACAACTAGAAGTAATTACGATGTTATATGAAAGCATGGGGTTAAACGAAAAAATAGAACCTGAAGGAATTGATGTTAAGATTCCAAAATGCGATTCTTTAGGAGAATATGTTACTTTATTGAAAGATGTTCAATTTGTGTTTGAACAATGTCCATTTTTACAAAGCGAAGAAAGTACAATTAAGTTTAGCTGTGTTGATGTAGGATCGCAGTGGCTTTCGTTTTTTGTTACTGCAAGTGTTGGAATTACAGCAATTACGTATATTTTTAAGAATTTGGCATTTATGTTAGATAAGGCAATTCAGCTGAAATCACATATGAACAATTTAAAAGAGCAAGAGGCTCTGTTAAGAAAAGCGAATTTGGCTAATGATGTTTTAGAAACGACGATAAATGTGAATGAGGTGATAATCAAACAATATGTGTCACAAGCAGTAAAAGAGATTGAAGAACAAAATTCAGAGAATAAACTTTCTGACGGAGAAGAAATAGGAAAGGCGGAAAAAAGCTTAGAAAAATTAGCAGAATTAATGAATAAAGGTGTTGAAATATATACATCTATAGATACCAGCAAAGATATTCAGGTTTTATTTCCAACAATAGATAGTAGAGAGTTATTACCTTCCGACATAATGAAATATTTGGAAGATAAAAAACAAGAAAAAGATAACTAGTTCTATAAAATTATTGAAAAGCAGCCTACAAGCTGCTTTTCCTATACTCCAAAACAACACGAATGAGAGGTGGTGAGGCTTGGCAAGAGCAAGAGATCCAAACAGAAGCAAAGCATTTGAGATTTACAAGGAACATGCCGGAAACATTGATTTAGTTGAGATTGCAAGCCAACTAAATATTTCTCCTGGGACGATTCGTGGATGGAAATCCAAGGATTCCTGGGAGGAGCAGTTGAACGGAACGCTCCATAAAAATACGGAACGTTCCAAAAGAAAAAAAGGTGGACAGCTGAAAAATAAAAATGCTGTTGGAAACGATGGCGGTGCACCAGAACAGAATAAAAATGCAGAGAAGTACGGATTCTTCTCAAAGTATCTCCCCGAAGAAACCAGGGAGATTTTTTTTGCCATTGATCATGCTGATCCGCTGGATCTTCTGTGGCATCAGATACAGCTTGCTTATGCTGCTATCATCCGAGCACAGCGCATTGCTTACGTGAAAGACCAGCAGGATAAGACCATTGAGAAGATTGAAGAGAAAGATGGAAATGTCATTGGCGAGAAATGGGAAGTGCAGCAGGCCTGGGATAAACAGAATAACTTCCTGAAGGCTCAGGCCAGAGCCCAGGGCGAGCTTCGGAATATGATCAAACAGTATGATGAGATGATTCACAAGAACTGGGAAGCTGCTTCTGAGGAACAGCGCGCTCGGATCGCGCAGATGAAAGCACAGACGGATAAACTTACCGGCAATAACCAGGAGATTGAGGACCTGGACGATATAGAAGGCGAGATCTATGGCAGCAGTGAATAAATTTACCAAAAAGAAAACTATTTTATATCGTTTTTCTGAGAAACACAAAGAATACATTCGCAGATGCAGGGAATGTTCTTACAATGTGGCAGAGGGTGCCGTTCGTGCTGGTAAGACAGTTGATAATGTCTTTGCTTTTGCACATGAGCTGAAGACCACCCCAGACAAGATCCATCTTGCAACTGGATCTACAATGGCGAATGCCAAAATGAACATTGGTGACTGCAATGGGATGGGGCTTGAATGGATCTTTCGCGGACAGAGCCATTGGGGAAAGTACAAAGACAATGAAGCGTTATTTATCAAAGGTCCGGCAACCCATAACAGGCAGAAGATCGTAATCTTTGCAGGTGGAGCCAAAGAGGACAGCTACAAGAAAATCCGTGGTAACTCCTATGGTATGTGGATCGCGACCGAGATCAACCTTCATCACGATAACACCATCAAAGAAGCATTTAACCGACAGCTTGCGGCAAAGAGATTAAAAGTATTCTGGGATCTTAACCCGGATAATCCGAGAGCTGCTATTTATTCTGAATATATCGACAGATACCAGAAACAGCAGGAAGAGAATAATTTTCCGGGCGGTTACAACTATATGCACTGTACCATTTATGACAATATCAACATTACCACAGAACGTTTGCGAGAGATTGAGAGCAGATATGATGTTAACTCAATCTGGTATATGCGGGACATCAAAGGAATGCGCGTTGTTGCAAATGGTCTGATCTATCGCAGATTTGCAGATGACATCAGCACCAGGAAGTTTGGTTTTGCTATGAAAGAGAAACCGAAGGATATCATGGAGATCAATCTAGGCATTGACTTTGGAGGATCTGGCTCAGGTCATTCTTTTACAGCCACAGCGATCACAAGGGGATTTCAGATGGTTATCCCTCTGGCATCTGAGTGGATCAGCTGTAAAGATGAAAGCGGAAATCCGATAGAGATCGATCCGGATATGCTGGGTAGAATGTTTTGCAACTTTGTTCAGAAGATTTTGAGTCGGCATGGATATGTGACAGTGGTCTATGCGGACAGTGCAGAACAGACTTTGATCGCAGGAATACGCAGCAGTCTAAGAAAGAATGGTCTTGGCTGGATCAGAGTAGAGAATGCATTGAAGACGGAAATCAATGACCGTATTAATGCAACTTCGATTTTGATGGCGCAGGGGCGTTTTGCATATATGGATGGGGAATGCGACAGCCTGGTAAATGCTCTGTGTACTGCAGTCTGGGATCCGAAAGAATTGACAAAGAATGTAAGACTTGATGATGGAACCAGTGACATTGACTCACTGGATAGCTTTGAATATACGATTGAGCGGCAGATCAGTCAGCTCATCAGGTATGGGTGATTAACATGAATTATACAAAAATGTATCAGGCATTGCGAAAAATCCTGGATAAGGATGAGCAGATTGATTATGCCATGAGTAACAGAACTGCAGCACATATAGAACTGTGGTCCAAAATGTACGAAGATATGTCGCCGTGGATTAATAAAAATATACAGAGCGCAGGAATTGCGGCAACAGTATCGGGAGAGATTGCCCGCCTGACAGTACTGGAAGTAAAGAGTGAAGTATCAGGAAGTGCAAAGGCGGCATATATCAATAAGTTTTATCAGAAGGTGCTTGAGAAACTGAGGATACAAGTTGAATATGCAAATGCAAAAGGCGGCCTTGTTTTTAAACCGTATGTAAATGCAGACGGTATATCCATTCAGTACATCCAGGCAGATAACTTCTTCCCACTGGAATTTGATACGGAAACGATTACAAAATGTGCGTTTCTTGATCAGTTCCGGAAAAACAATGAAATTTATTCCAGGGTAGAGATACATTCCTTGAAAGACGGAATGCTGAACATTCGAAACAGAGCGTTTGTTTCTAAAACAGAGGGAATGATCGGAACAGAAATTCCTGTAGGATCTGTTGCACGATGGTCTGAACTGGCGCAGGAGATTACTTTTTCAGGAACAGATAAACTGCCATTTGGCTATTTCAGGGTGCCGCTCGGAAATAATAAAGATGCAAACAGCCCTTTGGGAGCATCAGTATTTTCAAGAGGAGTGGAGCATATCCAAGAAGCTGACAACCGATATTCTCAGATCAACTGGGAGTATGGAAGTAAGGAGACGGCAATACATATCGCACAGAGCTTATTGAAATATCGGAAAGACACAGATAGTTTTGAATATCCTGCTGGAAAGCAAAGACTGTACAGAGCAGTAGAATACAATACAGGACCGGTAGATAAACCATTTATGGAAGTCTTTTCACCAGAGATTCGAGATGAGTCTTATTTTAACGGATGGAACCATCTCATGAGACTGATAGAATTTGATTGTAATCTGGCTTATGGAACAATTTCGGATCCGAACAATACAGATAAGACTGCAGAAGAGATAAAAGCCAGCAAGCAGCGTTCCTATTCCTTTGTACAGAGCTGCCAGACAGCATTGCAGCACGCCTTAGAGGATCTGGTGGATGCAATTTCATTCTGGTGCGATCTGTACCATCTCTGTCCTTCAGGAAACTACCAGACATCCTTTGACTGGGATGATTCTATTGTGACGGATGTGGAATCAGAAAGGCAGTCAGACAGGTTAGATGTTGCTATGGGAGCAATGTCCCTTGCGGAATACAGAATGAAATGGTACGGGGAAACGGAAGAGCAGGCAAAGGCAGCAGTACAGCAGCCAGAGGATACGGTGATTGAATGACCCAGGGGGAAATCGAACAGCTGACTGTAAAGACCGAGAATATCTTTTCCGAACTGGAAATCCGGATCATGTCAGATATTGCCCGGAGGATAAAAGAAAACGGCGTATCCACAGCATCGGCAGACTGGCAGATTAGTAGACTGCAGCAATTGGGAATGTCTGAGAAGCAGATCCGTACATGGATCCAGAAAGCCCTGGAAGCGTCAGACAAGGAAATGGATCACATATTCTCTGATGAGGCATACAGAGAATATTACGGTCATGCACGGGCATATAAGCTGGCAGATCTGGAGCAGATTCCTTTCGAACAGAATACATTTCTCCAACAGTTGCTTGAAGTAACAAAACAGCGGCTGAAAAGTGAATACAGGAACATCGCCGGTTCTATGGGCTTTGCAATCAGGGATCCTGCAACTGGAAAGATACGATCGGCTCCATTGATGGAGTATTACAGATCTACGCTGGACAATGCAGTGATGGACATTCATTCAGGAGCTTTTGACTACAATACAGTCCTGAGACGGACAATCAACCAGATGACTGCGTCCGGGATCCGGTACATAGAATATGATTCCGGACACCGTGACAGGGTAAATGTGGCAGTCAGAAGGGCTGTACTGACAGGGTTCCGGCAGGTACAGGGGAAGATCAATGAGCAGGTGGCAGCAGAGCTTGGTACAGATCAGTACGAGGTAAGCTATCACGTAGGTGCACGTCCGACACACCAGCCCTGGCAGGGTAAAGTTTGGAGTATGCAGCAGTTAAAAGAAGTGTGTGGCCTGGGCGAGATAACAGGGCTGAAAGGAATAAACTGTTATCATGATTACAGGCCATTTCCACCAGGATCTGTAAGGACTTATACAGATAAAGAACTCACACAGAAGCTCAAGGAGGAAAATACCCCAAGGGAATATAACGGAAAACAGTACACCACTTACGAAGCCCTTCAACAGCAGAGAAAGATGGAAAGGGGAATGCGAGCACAGCGTCAGAAGATCAAACTTCTTCAGGAAGGTGGTGCAGATCCAAACGATATCATTCTTGCGAAAGCAAAATATCAGGGACAGATGCAGACTTACAAAGATTTCTCTGAAAAGATGAAGCTTCCAGAGCAGAAAGAACGGATCATGCAGGATGGACTGAGGGGACATTTCATGCCGACAAAGGCAGAGCTTGAGAAAATAACCCCTTCGACATTGAAAAATGCGGCTGGGCAGGATATAATTGAAGTTAAGAAAACTACTCTAACTGGAAATCCTAATAGTATCACTCAGTTAACTGGTAAGAAAGGTGGAATTGAGAGAAATTATTATGATGAAAATGGTAGACAGTATAAGCAGATTAGCAATAATAATCATGGAAATGCTAAAATGCATCCATACGGTAAAAACGGAGAACATGCCCATGATTATAAGTATGAAGACGGAAAATTAATTGGTCGTCCAACCAGGGAATTGACAGAAAATGAGAGAAAGGAGAATGAAGATATATTATGACTGCAAAAGATTTAAGAGATAGAATTAACAGTATATGCACGCATGTTCTGTTTGACTATAATGGAAAAGAGTGTGGTGTGGATCCGTTTAATGAGAAACATTTTGATATGTGGTGTGGAGATGATTTTATGGAAGCTCACAGTATTGATGAAGTAATGAAAGCTCCATTCTTTGAGGGAAAGGCTCTGGAGGACATTGTTAATCAGCTTGAAAATGTGGAGGGTATGTAAAAATGCATGGTCCTAACTTTGTTTTGTGCCCTTTGGTGGATGAGAATATAGAGCCTATTGACTGTATTGAAAATTCGGATGCAGTAGATGGGATCATTAAGAAAGAAATAGTTCCGAAGAGGTTTAAAAAGAAACAGAATTGGGAAGTGATATGTGAAAAGTGTAAATGGCATGGGTATTGATACCACCACCAGCAGTGGCAGGTGGTATTTTTGTACCCATTTTAAGCAGTTGCGCTGGCGCAACAGGGAGATGACCAAACTTCTCGGGGCTGTCCGTTAAACAGCAGGTAAGCACACAGAGAAATCTGAGGTGCTATTTTTATGCTTTTCGTCAGCTGATCAGACGTAAAATAGTCGGATGATCGTGGCTCACACACGTAAACCAAGAGTAGAAAGAGAGATAAAAGAATGAAAAGAGAAGATTTAACAGCAAAAGGACTTACAACAGAACAGATTGATTTTGTTATGGCGGAATATGGAAAGGAAATCAATCCTTTAAAGGCAGAGAGAGATTCTTACAAGAATCAGCTGGACACAGCACAGGCTTCTTTGAAGGCTATGGAGGGAATTGATGCAGCGGCTCTTCAGACGAAGGTTACTAACCTGACAGCACAGCTTCAGGGCAAGGATACTGAGATTGCAAAGATCAAGGCTGATTATGAGTTTGATGCCTCTGTGAAAGAAGCCATCCGCAAGGCATCTGGCCGAAACGAAAAGGCGATTATGGCTCTTTTAGATACAGATACCCTGAAAGCGTCCAAAAACCAGGCTCAGGATATCGAGACAGCAATTGCAGATCTGAAGAAGGAGAGTGATTATCTGTTCCAGCAGCCGTCCACGATTCCGCGTGTGGTATCTTCAACCACAGGAATCAATAACGATGCACAGACTAAAAAAGAGCAGGCAAATGAGGCACTGAGAAGTCTGCTCGGAAAAGGAGAGTAAAGAATGGCAGTAAATATTACAAACAGAGCTGACGCAGAGGCAATCATCCGTGAACAGATTGTATCCAATATTTTTCAGGATGCACCGAAAAACTCTGTATTTATGGGGATGGCAAAAAAACTTCCGAACATGACCAGTAACCAGACCAGAATCCGCGTGTTGGATTTCCTTCCAACCGCATACTGGGTAGATGGTGATACCGGAATGAAACAGACTACCAGACAGGCCTGGGATAATGTGTACCTCACAGCAGGAGAACTTGCAGTTATCGTACCTATTCCGGATGCAGTTATTTCCGATGCGGAATTTGATATTTTTGGTGAGATCACACCACGTATCATGGAAGCAATCGGGCAGAAAGTAGATGCAGCAGTTATTTTTGGTGACAATCGCCCAAGAGAATGGCAGGCAGATCTTATCACCCTGGCGAGACAGGCAGGAAATAATGTATCACCTGCAGCCGGAAAAGATTATTATGATCTGATCCTTGGTGAAAATGGTGTATTTGCCAAAGTGGAAGATGATGGATTTGGCGTATCTGGAGCAATTGCGGCAATGACCTTTAAATCAAAACTCCGTGGACTGCGCGATACTACAGGTCAGCCGATCTTCAAGAATAATATGCAGGAAGTGTCAAGATATACATTAGATGGAGCACCGATTACATTTCCTGAGAACGGTGGATTTTATCCGGATATCGCACAGCTGGTAGTTGGCGATTTTAGCCAGGCGGTATATTCCATCAGGCAGGATGTTACAGTGAAAATCTTGGATCAGGGTGTAATTCAGGACCCGGCCACAAAAGAGATCGTATACAACCTTGCACAGCAGGATATGACCGCAATCCGAATTGTATTCCGTATGGGATGGGCACTTCCAAACCCGGCAACACGTATGAATGAAGACCGTACAGGATGTGCGTTTGCTTACCTGGAACCAGGGACACCACTTACAACCCAGAAAGTTACATTTACAGTGACTGAGGAAAGTGGTGCAAGTAAAGGAACCCGCATCAATGTGGATGGAGCAATCCTTGTTACCGATGATAACGGAAAGGCAGAATTTAATCTCCGTGCGGGATCATACACTGCGAAGATTACCAAAAAAGGATTTGCTTCAATGACAGAAACAATTGTTGTAGAGAAGACAGCAGTAACCAAAGAGATTACACTTGTGGCTCAGAAATGACAAAGGAGTGAAACCTGATGTATGTGAATTACGGATATTACGAATCAAAATATCTTCTGGGCAGGGAACCAACTGTCCCGGAAGATGATTTCTTGTTCTGGGAAAAGCAGACAGAGAGGGTACTGAATCAGTACACATTCGGCCGCCTGAACGCCGATACAGAGCTTTTGAGTGATGAGGTGAAAGATTGTGCATGTGAACTCACAGAACTTTTATATCAGGCAGATAAGAGTGCACAGCAAGCAGCAGTACAGGGCGGTGTTCTTCAGTCGTACTCCAATGACGGGGAATCCGGAACTTTTGATCTGTCACAGTCTACTTTCACAGAAGAGGGCAAGGCAAAGAAGATCAGAGAAATCATTCATCGGCATCTTGGAAATACAGGACTCTTATATCGGGGAGTGTGATCATGAATCAGAATTACATCCACACGATCACTTTATATAATCGCATCCAGGCAGCAGACAGCGAAGACAAAAGGGAGCACTGGCAAAGAACCGTGCTCCATAACTGCTTCTGGAAATCGGAGGTAAAGACCAGTTTCAGCGGAACACAGGCAAGTGTACAGAATACTTACGTTGCCAGGATCCCGGAGGATGAAAGGTATCTCCCGTATGCAGAGTATGCCAAAAATCCCGAGGGGCATTTCACCATGTCTCAGGGAGATATCGTGATCTACGGCGAATGTACAGAGGAAATCACAGGAGCATCCGGACAGACCGCCGCCCAGATCATGAACCACCACAAGCCGGATGCTTTTAAAGTGACTGCATCTGCAGATAACACGAAGTTTCCTGTTGCAAAGCATTACCGCCTGGGAGGATAAGACATGGATGTAAAACTTAACTGGAAGAAATCTCCCAAAGAGATTGCAAAGGAAAAAGTCGGCGGGCGGGAGAATATGCTGTTTCTGGCGAATCAGGCAGCAGAGCTAATGGATCCGTATGTTCCGGCAGATAACCTGGTACTTGCACAGAACATCGTTATTACTGCAGATGATAACTGCGGGCATATCACATACGCCAGTCCTTACGCCCATTACCAGTGGGAAGGCGAGCTGTATGGACCGAACTATCCGATCATGGACGGGGGAGAAATCGTTGGATTCTATTCCCCTCCGCACAAGACACCGACAGGAAAAAGGTTGCAGTACAGCGATTTTCGACATCCTCTGGCTACAGATCACTGGGACAAGGCAATGATGACAGCAAGAAAAGATGATCTTGTGAGAGCCTACGAGAACCATCTGAAAGGAAAAACATAATGACAAAGCATGAAGCAGTAAAAGCGTATTTTGAGCCGAAAGTGGAAGAACTGGCAGGAACCCTGTTAAACTTCAACTTTTCCCCGGAGGCTCGGGACAGTATTTCACTGATTACAAATTATTCCGACAAGGTCAGAAAGAAGTACATCACTGGAAACGTACAGAAAGAATATGGATTTTCCATCATTATCGTAAAACCGTACTCTTCTGAACAGGATGATCTGAATCTGGAGGCTATGAATTTTGCCCAGGCATTCATGGACTGGATGGATGAGCAGAATGAGAAGAAAGAATATCCGGATCTTGGAGAAAACTGCACGGTAGAGAGAATGGAAAACCTTCAGAACATGCCAAACCTGTCTGGAGTAAATTGCGAGGCAGGATTGGCACGTTACATGATACAGGCAAGAATTATTTACAGAGAAAGGAACGTGAACGTATGAAATTACAGAGAAAAGCACTGAAGCATTATCTTGATTATACATTCAAGAGAGAATTAAAATCAGCAGCCTGGGAAGTTCTGGGCGATGACATCGAAGATATGTCTGTAGAATTGAATCCGGATACTGACCAGAAGGAGAATATTCTCGGACAGATCAGAACCTCCGACAAAGGATATAAACCATCTATAAGCGCAGACCCGTATTATGCAGATCCGGAGAAAAAGATTTATCCAAAGATCAGAGAAATTGCTATGGATCGTCTGAGAGGGGATAAGTGCAAGACTTACATGCTGGAAGTGATCGTGGAAGATACCAGTGCGGCCAAGCAGTTGGCATATGTACAGGAAGTTATGGTAAAACCGCAGTCTTACGGTGGAGATACGGAAGGGGTAGACTTCCCGTTTAATATACTGGAGGATGGAGAAAGAATCAAAGGCTATGTTACTTCTGAGTCACTGAATACAGGTTCTCCGGTATTTACGGAAGGAGCAATTGAAGCAGCGTAAACAGACATAAAACTGAATAGGGGTATCAGAGATGGCACCCCGTCCTTTTTTTATGCCCAAATTTAAGGTTTAAGGTGTCCGATTCGGACACCCAAGGAGGAATAGAATGGCTTCATTAGAGAAAAAAACAAACGAGATCATCATCGAGGATGGCAGTAAAACCTATGAGATCAAGAACCGGCAGGGAAAGAAACTGGCAGAGTTCTGTTTCCGCCCGGCAGATACCAACATCCTTGCCAGATATGAGGATGTTAGAAAATTCTTCAATGAATTCAAGATCCAGGATGAGGATGATATCACAGAATGCCAGCAGAAAGTGATTGAACAGCTGGATTATCTGACAGACGCAGACACAGGGAATACTTTTTTTAGCATCATGGGACCGTTTTCACCGATGCCGGATGGATCATTGTTCTGCGAAACGTGTCTTGATACGGTATGCAGCGTCATCAGTAAAGAATTTGATGTACGTCTGGAGAAAGCAAAAAGCCGCGTAAACAAATATACAGCGAAGTATCGTTCTTCTGGAAGAAGATACACCAAGAAGAAACGCCGCCATGGATGATCAGTGGAGGCTTCCAGAAACCATTGAGTTAGGCGGCGAAGAATATGATATCCGGACTGATTTCAGGGCAATCCTGGATATCCTGAAGGCGGCATCAGATCCTGAGTTATCAGATTCGGAAAAAGCGGAAGTAATGATCAAGATCCTCTACTGGGATTATGAAGAGATTCCGGTAGAACTGCTGGATGAAGCCGCACAAAAAGGCAAAGAGTTCATTGACTGCGGGATCACCGGCGAAGGCAAAAATAAAGTTCAGTTAATGGACTGGGAGCAGGATTCGCCCATCATTGCACCCGCGGTCAATAAAAATATCGGGAAGGACATCCGTTCTATGAAATACATGCACTGGTGGACTTTCCTTGGTGCCTATATGGAGATTGCAGACGGGCTGTTCAGCCAGGTGCTCTACATCCGCCAGAAGAAAGCCAAGGGCAAGAAGCTGGAGAAATGGGAGATGGAGTTCTACAAGAACAATAAGAAGCTGATCGACCTTAAACAGACGGTAAGAAAACGGTCAGCCGAGGAAGAAGCAGCCTTGAATGAGCTGTTTGGAATCAAGAAGTAGTGAGGTGGTTGCGTGGCAGATGGAACATTAACGATCGATACAGAAGTAAATGAAAAAGGTGTCGAAGTCGGAGCGAGAGATATCGAGGCTTCCATGAAGCGCATGACCTCCACCATTGGAAAAGCCAGCGAAAAAACAAGGATCGCTATCCAGAAGCAGGTAGATTCCGTTTCAAAATTAAACAATCAGTACAGCCAGCAGGCAAAGAAAGTAGTTTCCTTAAAGCAGAGATTAAAAGAAATCTCCGGACAGAAAGTAGAAACGGACGAATACAAGCGCCTTGGTAAAGAACTGGACGATATTTACGAAAAGTCTGCAAAACTCGAAGGTGAACTGAGAGAATGGAGCAAGCTTGGGTTTTCAGATGATTCAGGCGGCTTCAAGGAGAAAGAAAAAGAACTCCAGAAAATGCTTGAAACGATAGAAAGCCTTGAAGAAAAACAGAAAGATATGAGAAAATCCGGTACAGCTTATGTTGATCCAAGGAGTCTTTCTGAATATCAGAGCACAGCATACAGGCTCACGACGGAAGAAATGCGGTTGGATGATATGAATAATCGTCTGGTAACGTCTTTTGCATCCGTAAAGGAAAAAGTGCGTGAATGCGGAGGAGTTGTCGATGAAGTCGGAAACAAGGCACCTGCATTACAAAAACTGCAGAATGCATTGGAAAAGCTTTCGCCGAAACTGGCACAAAACGGTATGAAACAGCTTAAATCCAGTATGAAGAGCCTGATCCGTACAGTGGAGAAGCTGAGTATGAAGCTCCTGAAACTGTCGGCAAGTTCCGTTGCAGGCGGCATCAGGAAGATATCTTCAGGTATCTTCAGCATCCACAAGTCGGCCAACAAGAGCACTTCGTCGCTTGGTACGATGACTAAGGCGATACGGACGTTGCTGAAATACAGCATCGGTATCCGCAGTCTGTATGTTCTGATGAACAAGCTGCGGAGTGCAGCAGTCGAAGGATTCCAGAATCTTGCACAGTACAGCGGCACGACTAACAACAGCATCTCCATGCTGCAGTCATCCCTGACACAGCTGAAGAATGCCCTTGCGACAGCATTTGCTCCGATCTTGACAGTGGCTGCCCCGATTCTGGTGCAGTTTATCAACCTGCTTTCCCAGGCACTTACCTATGTGGGGATGTTCTTTGCGGCCTTAACCGGTCAGAAGACATTCACGAAAGCAGTATCTGTCCAGCAGGATTACGCGGCCAGTCTTGACAAGACAGCGGACAGCGCCAAGAAAGCGGCGAAAGCCCTGGAAGGCTACCTGAGCCCGCTTGATGAGATCAACAATTACGATGATGGCAGCGACAGCTCTTCGTCAGATGGAACCGGCGGCGGTTACACAGGTCCGACACCGGATCAGATGTTTGAAGAGGTTCCGATCAAGAACTCCATCAAGGGCATCGCCGACAAGATCCGCAAGCTGATCAAACAGGAAGACTGGGAGGGACTTGGAAAGTACTTAGCCCAGTGCATCAACAAGGGACTGAAATATGTCTATGATGCGATCAGCTGGAAAAACGTCGGTCCGAAGGTCACAGAGTTCTGTGATGCATTCACCAGGACCTTCAACAGCCTGGTCGATAACATCGATTGGGATATTATGGGACGTACTGTCGGAGCAGGGATCACAACGCTGATCCGGACGTTCAACCGTCTTGCCGATCCAGCCACAGGCATCAATTTCGAGAGGATGGGAAGCGGCATCTCGCAGGGACTGCGGGGAATGATCGATGAGATCCCGTGGAGAGAGTTTGGAAATGCTCTTGGGAACAAATTTATGATCGCATGGCGGATGTTCGATGGCTTTGTACAGGACATGGCCAGAAAGAACAATGCAGGGATCACAGGCTGGCAGGAACTTGGCAATGCAGTAGCAGAAGCCCTGAATGGCATGTCTGACAAGGTAGACTTCTCAGATATCGCAGAATCCCTGACGACAGGAATCAACGGTGCATTTGAGAGCCTGGCACAGTTCACAGAAAATTTTGACTGGGACGAAGTAGCAGAAAATATCGGCAACGGAATCGCGACCTTCATACAGGACTTCAAATGGAAAGAGAATGGAGAAGCACTTGGAGATTTCCTTTCCCACTTGTGCACGGCACTTACAGATGCCATTACACCAGATACTTTTTATAATCTGGGCAAAGGGATCGGAGATTTTCTTGGACAGTTACCATGGATCCAGATCCTTAAAACAGCAGGAAAAATGATAATCCTTGGAATCGCCGGAGCATTAGAAGGAATGTGGGAAAGTGAAGGGTTACCGGGGAAAATCGCAGCTGTGATAGCAGCAGCTTTTCTTGCAGTAGAGTTTAGCAAGACGGGCATCGCTTCTTTTGCAGGTAGCCTTATCGCAAAATTGGGGGCGAAATTACTTGCAACAGAATCTGTTTCAGCCTTAGCAGGAAGCCTTTCCGGTCTTGTGAGCGGTGGATTAAGCGGTGTAACAGGAGCGCTTGATACCCTTGTTTCTTCTGCGCTTCCGGTTATCGGCACAGCAGGACTGATTGCTGTAGCAACAGCAGGCACTGTGGAGCTGACAAAGAAGATTGCGGAACTGGTAGAAACAGCACAGGGAGGAAACGGCATTCTTTCACAGACAGGAGGCTATCTTCATGATTACACAGGCGCAATGAGCGAAGCACACGCAATCACACAGGAGCAGGCAGAAGATCTCTGGAAGCTGATTGAGGCGGATGAATCTGCCGGAAAAGCAAACAATGAGATGTACGACGATATGATCCAGAAGCTCACAGAGTATGGCGTATCTGCAGATAAAGCCAGAGGAATCCTGGAGCAGTACGGGGCACAGGCAGGAGTTTCCACAGAATTTGTAGAAGACATGACTGCAAAAGTAGAAGCTCTTGGAACTGGATTTTCCGAGACGACAGGCAAGATCGATACCTCTTCTATCACAGTGAAGGACGCGATCAAGGGAGTTCGGGATGTTTTGTATGATCTGAGCATGACTTCAAGTGATTATGCCGGTACTTATCAGGGCATCCTGAGCAGCTTTAATAACACAAGTGGTTCAGCAGCGACAGCGCAGGAAGCATTTGACATGGTATACAATTCCCTGAAAGACGCAGGCGTGCCGCTGGATGAGCTGAATCAGGCACTGGCAGAGAGATTTCCAAGTGCCACTGTAGCAGTAAAAACCAGTGTAGACAAGAATATTGTCGGAGCACAGGAGACAGTGACCAGTGCAACCGGTAAGATGAAGACAGATGCGGAATCAAACCTCTCAGATGTACAGAAGGCAGCAGAAGACGCAACCAGCGGCGTAAATACCGCTACTGTTACGAACTGGGGAAGTTCTGCGAAAGAGGTTTCAAAAAATCTGGATCAGATGAAACAGACGGCAAATCTGAAGCTTGGAGAGATGCAGAGGACTGTAAACTCTCATTTCAGCAGTCAGTACAACACTATGACCTTCAAATGGAAGAAAGCCAGCGAACGGATCAGTCAGATCATAGCAGATATGATTGGGATGGTGAATCAGAAGATGAACAGCCTGACTTCCTCTATGGAACGAGCAGGAACCAGAATGGGAAATGGACTGGCACAGGGAGTTGCCAACGGCACAACAGGAATCACGAGAACGCTCAACAACATGATTTCAGAGGTGAACCGTACTATCGGGAATATCAACAATGCAATTTCCGGAGTAGAGCATGCCTTTACATTTTCTTATGATGTCACAGGCCCTACAGGGGAACGCCGATGGGGCAATTACTGGATGAATCTTCCGCGGGTAAGCTCAGTTCCATACCTTGCAAGCGGAGCCGTCATTCCGCCACGATCGGAGTTCCTGGCAGTTCTGGGTGACCAGAAAGTAGGAAACAACATTGAAGCTCCGGAGAACCTCCTGAGAAAGATCGTCCGGGAGGAATCACCACAGAAGCAGGATGGCAACACCTACAATATATCGGTGACGGCTTCCGGAAGAAAATTATTAAACATTATCTTGGAAGAAGGAGAGCTTCAGAGAAGCAGGAATGGCGGTAAGAATCCGTTTAAACTGGGAGAGGAGTGGTGAGATGGCTGATCTGAAAAAAGAAGGTTTTACGGTGGACGGGGTTGCAATCGCACCCCCAACTACTTATAAGCCGGTATTTGCAACTACAAGTACCAAAAGCTCTAAAAGAGACCAGGAGCTGACGATGCACAACAGCCCGATGGGAACGATTGGAGGATATGATCTTACCTGGGATACTTTAACCTGGAAAGAAATCGCGGCGATTCTAAATGGAATGATAAACAAATCTGAGTTTTCCTTCCACCACAAGGATCCTACGATCCCGGGTGAATGGATCGACCGGACGTTCTACGCATCGAATTTCAACATGGCAGCTCAGACTCTGGAAGACAACGAAGAAAAATGGACAGACCTGGCTATCAACATAAGGAGGATAGAAAAGAATTGATCAACGTTTCGGAACAGTTAAAAGAAGAATCAAAAAAGAACCACAATTATTATGTGACAGCAAATGTGACCCTGGCAGACGGGACGAAACTTTCTCTTGAAAAGAAAGACTTTTATCTGGACGGGAACGGGATCATCGATGCTGCAGATAGCAGCGATTTTCCGGTCGGAGTGGCGATCGAGAAGACAGCTACACTTTCCCTTGTCAATGATAAAGGACAGTTTGACAAGTACAGCTTCAATAAAGCAGTATTCGTCATTTTTATGAATTTACAGTTGTCTGACCGTTTGGAAACCTTTAAAAGAGGCAGTTTCATCGTATGCAGAAAGCCGGCAATCGATGATGAGATCAACCTGACACTGCTTGATTATATGAGCAAGGCAGATCTTACTTACAAGACGAATCTCAGTTTTCCGTGTACTGCAGGCGAAGTCCTTCGGGATGCCTGCCAGCAGTGCGGACTTGTATTAGGAGATGCTGATTTTAAAAATTCTGACTTTCAGGTACAGAAAGCTCCGGAAGGCACGACTTATCGTGCGGTGATCGGCATGGTTGCGGCGCTGGCAGGCGGTAATGCAAGGATAGATGAGAATGACCTGCTGAGGATCATCACGTTTGGCCAGGAAGGTAATGTGGTCCTGATGGAAGAAATTCCATGGCCGGATGTCAGCGGGCAGTCGATTCTGGATACAGAGGATGAAGAGATCATCACTGTGTATGAGAGAACCGTGGCGGGACATGAGCCGCCGGTAATCGGTGATGCAGAAAATGATGTAGATCCGATTGTAGTAACTGGCGTGAAGTATACGGACGGAGATGATGAATATTTATACGGAACGGAAGGGTATGTTATTGACATCAGCAGCAATCAGCTTTTAGCAGGAAATGAGGAAGAAGGAGTGAATCGTATCGGGCAGATCCTGGAGGGATTCGAACTTCTTCCGTTTTCCCTGAGCAGCGTCCCGATAGGCTACGCTGTTTTTGGCGATTCCATACAGTTTAAAGACAGCAGGGGCAATCTGCACAGATCTTATGCCACGGACATAGAATTTAATTTTGCAGACGGTACAGAGTTCTCCTGCAAGGCAAAGAGCATGGAAACACAGAGTTTGGAATATCCCAGTGGGACAAAAGCGCTGGTAGAGCAGGCTCTTAAGAAAACAGAAGAAAAGATATCTGCATATAACGCAAAGCTGAAACAGATGAATGATATGGCGGCAAATACCCTGGGCTTTTACTACACAGAAGTCGTGCAGCCGGACGGATCTGTGATTACATACCGGCATAATAAGCTGCGCCTGTCAGAATCGAAGATCGTATATAAAACTGCAGCTGACGGTTTCTTTGTGACCTCTGATTATCAGGGAACGGATGAAGCAACAACGGCAGCAGGAAAGTGGACTTCCGGATTCGATAGTAATGGTGATGCAGTCCTGAATATCCTGTATGCGATCGGGATTCAGGCGAAATGGATCAATACCAGAGGATTTACTGCAGAAGACAATGACGGAAAGGTTACGTTCCGGATAAATGCAGATACAGGAGAAGTTGAAATAGATCCGAATAGCTTTATGCTTGGGAAGAAAAAGCTGCAGGAGAAATTTGACGAAATAGATGAGTCCATTACATCCTCCCGAAACATGACCTTACAGCTCGACAACGAATACCAGAGCATCCCGGTACATAATGACGGCAGTATCATAGGGGAGTTTCCGTCAGTAACCACAACAGCGACTGCATTATACAATTCTACAGATGTCACAGATGACTGCTCTTTCACAGTGACCACATCCGACAGCATCACCGGTTCCTGGGACAAAACAACACATACTTATACGGTAAAATCTCTGTCCGCACACAGTGGATGGGTGAGCATCCGTGCAGTATATCTGGATACTATGGTGCTGACGAAGAAATTTACGGTTGCGAAATTATATGCCGGTGATGATGGAAAGATGTATTATCTGGACTGTCCGGCTGCGATCGTAAAAAGAATGGCAGACGGAACGATGTCTCCGGAGGAACTTATGTTTTCAGGATTCTACAGAGAAGGCGATTCTGTTGGAAGAACTGCATACAAGGGCAGATTCAAGATCGAAGAAACCTCCGATGGAAAAACCTGGACGACAGTCTACAACAGTCCGGCAAGCGGTGAGAATTCCATAACATGGTCCATGATGTCCTCCGGAAGCCCAAAGGAGATCTCAGCGGTACGCTGTACCTTATACGCCCTGGATGGATCGACTGCGATCGATTATCAGACAGTAGAAGTTGTTCTGGATGCGGAAGCACTGACCCAGGAACAGGTAGTGAATATCCTGACCAATAATGGTGCATGGAAAGGTCTCCGTTATCTGAACGGACATCTGTATTTCTCGTTTGATGCTGCAAGAGGAGGGACATTATTGTTGGGCGGAGAAAATAATGAAAATGGAACCCAGAAAGTTTTTGACAAAAATGGAGTGCTTGTATCAACACAGGATATTAATGGGTATACCTTATATAACGAGGATGGATTAATTGCAGCTATTTTCGATAAAGATTCAATTAGATTGTTCAGTGTGCCACTGGATCCAAATGATCCGTCAGCAGATTTTAAAGCTATTCAATTAAAAGGTGACAGTTTTTCCAGGATCAGTGGAACGTATACGATTCAGGACGGAGAAATTGATATAGAAATAGAAGATGATGCTCTTACGAATGGAGCGTTTATATCTTTTGTGGAACTAGATGGCAGTGACTGGGTTAGAGGGGGCTTTGATGAAATAAATGCAGGGGAACTCAATTGCGGTGCAGGAGAAGCGACACTAAATAGACTTAAAATCCCCGGTATAGCAACCATGTCGGATACTCCTGATAAATCAGGTGTATATTTGGAATTCCAAAAAGAAATATATTGCAGGGGCGGCATCCGGACCTACAAGTATCCAACAGTTACGAGTGGATACAACTGCTATATTAACCAGAATAACTATCAATTGTCCAAATTTAGTTCCTCTTCTGAAAGGTATAAAGTTTTGGGTGACAAGCTGCCGAAGGAATTTATTGACCAACTGTATGGCATAGAGCCGATCATGGCTAAGTACAAAGATGGTTATCTTGATAAGAGCGATGAGCGCGTAGGCGTGGAATTCCCGATGTTTACGGTTGAAAATATCGCAGAGTATTTTCCGCTGGCGGTCGATCACGTAGATGGTAAAGCCGAAAACTGGAACGAGCGTATTATGATCCCGGCAATGTTCGCCATGCTGAAAGAACAGCATGAAGAGATCCAGGATCTCAAACAAACAGTTAAGGAGATGATGAAATGTTGATTGCAAATTTCTCCCGGAAGGGAGAAGAAATCGAAATAAATGAGGAGCTTTGGCAGTGGGACTATGGACAGAAGATTCAGATTACTGGTTTAGATCTTCCAGAAATTTTCGAAGTACATTTCTCATGGAAAGACCTGGAGACTGCCAAAGTAGTAACCGGTACCACTGTTGATGGAATATCTACCGTAGACATTCCAAATGCGGCATTGCGGCAGAAAAGGATGATCACGGCTTACATCTACATCTCGAATCCAGAAGGAGGAGAAACAGCAAACGTCATCTACATGATGGTAAACAGCCGAAAAGCCCCAGAAGGATTCGAGACCCCGGAGGATGTAGATTTATTTCATCACACCCTTGCGGCGACCGCGGAATATCAGAGACGGACGGAGAAAGCAAAAAACCAGGCAGAAGCAAAAGCAGAGGAAGCGGAATCGTGGGCTCATGGAAGGGAAGATCATCCGGAGCAGAAAGAAGACAATGCAAAATATTATGCTGGCGAAGCGCGGAAGGCGGCAGAATCCGTCCAAGGAAGGGTGGAAGAGGGAAAGAGAAACATTGATAATTACGTCAGACAGAAGGAAACCGAACTCAAGGGCGATACCGGAAACGTCTACTTTCCTTCGTTCCGGGTAGCGGCCGGGCGGCTCATGATGTACTCAGACCCTAAAGTAGACAGAATCCGTTTCTACCGAAAAGGCAGCCGGCTGATGTACCAGCTTAAAAACTGAGAAAGGAGAAAACGATGAACAATACAGAAAACGACTATCTTCCAACCGATTTGGGAAATGTCTCCTTGAATCCCAGAGGGGAATACGATCCAGAAACAGCCTATGAATATCTTGATACGGTGAGCTATCAGGGTGGATCCTATGTGTGCGGGATAGAGAATGGAACCACCATCACCGGCACAGCTCCGGAGCCGGGACGCAACACAGACATCTGGCAGATGCTTACCCTTCCAGGGAACCTCAGACCAGACTATATAGCCATGCATGACGATGTAGTTAACAAGGCGGCACAGGTAGAAATCTCCAGGGCAGCAGTAGAACAGGCACAGCAGGAAGTAGAAGCAGCTCAGGCAGATGTGCAACAGTTGCATGAAGACACTGTACAGACCGCACAAGAAGCAGAAAACAGCCGCGACAGTGCCGCCGGCTATGCCCAGTCTGCTGAGGCATCCAGAAAAGCGGCCGCCGAATCCGAACAGAACATCAACGCCCAGATGACCGGCCTGGACCAGAAAGTGTCCGAGTCGGTCATCTGGGCAACAGGAGACATCGCCACTGCAAGACAGCAGGCGATCGATACAATCACCACTCAGGAGGCTAAATCCACAGCAGAAGTAAAAAGAGTTGGAACTGCAGCACTTGATTCAGCGAAGCAGGCATCGCAGGACATCAAGACAGCAGGCCAACAGGCAGTTCGGGCAATCACGGATCAGCAGAATATTTCCGTACAGGCTGTAAAAGATGAAACGAAAAACTACATAGAAGAAAAGAAGCAGGAGATCTCCGACAAGACCAATGAAGTAACCCAGGCAGTCAAGCAGGCGGGAGAAAAGCAGCTTCAGGACATTGCCAACAGCCTGGACAACACCCTTACAGAAAGCGGTAAAGCAGCAGATTCCAAGGCGGTTGGGGATGCTATTGCATTAATTGAAGAGAATAAGGCAAACAAGTCTGCTCTGGCAACAACAGACCGAAAACTGGACGCACTCTGGAAGTTGAATCAGGGAATTAGCTATGAGTTCCAGACAGATAATACCGAAGCTTACCAGAAAGAGATTCCAACAGGCGCAAAGATGGCAAGTGTCAAAAGCATTGGTGGGAAGACTATTGTTTGGAATCAGCTGTTAAAATTAAGTCTCACTAGCCAAATGGAAAATGGATGTACAGTTGAAGTAGACGAAAACAAACATATAAAAATTAGTGGAATTCCTTCAAATGATCTTTATCTTGAAATCGGGAGAATTAGTTTTATCAAAGATCATATATACTTCATAAATGTTGATGGGAAATATACAGATGAGAATAAAAAATCACAAGTATACATTGCAGAAATGAAGTTGTATAAAATACAGAAAACATTCGTTTTATGTGATGAAACAAAAGATGCAAGGATACAAATTGCAGTATACACGGCAGATACATCAGTAGATTATGATGTTACGGTAACTGTTTTTGATCTTACAAAAATGTTTGGTGCAGGAAATGAGCCATCCACAGTTAAGGAATTCGAAGCTATGTTCCCGGCAGAATATTATCCACGCAATGAAGGAACCCTCCTGAGTATGTCCGTAAATGAAGTTGTAGAGCAGGGAAACAACTTATTTGATCTTTCTAAATTTACCTTACTGCCCGGAACTATTAAATTTATTGATGATGTTTTGATTGCTAATGATGTTAATTATGAATGGTTTAGTACTGGGATTAACGGAACTGCGAAAGCAGGTGATGTAATAAGCTATGAAGTAAAAACCGGGACAGCCGTAAACGTTAGGTTTAAATCGTTGACACCAGATGGATATAAAGATATCACGCCTAGCATTACATCAAGTGAATGGAAAGAAGTTAGAGTTGAGTTGCCATGTGATATTTCTAGATTATGCTTAAATTGGAAAACGGGCGGTTCGTTTTCAATCCGAAACTTTCGGATAAATGGTGAAAAATATAAAGATCCAATATCTTATCAGATTCCACAAACAATCCTCGATCTTCCTGGATACGGTTGGTCTGCTGGTAATGTGACCAATGAAGTAGATTGGGAGAACAAGAAATATATTCAAAGAGTTGCAGCAGTGGATTTGGGCAGTTTGAACTATAACAGCGGCGAGTATGAAAACCATAAGTATTTCAATACAATGGACATTGCGAAATTGATCAGTCCAAATACAATGAATACTTTATGTAAGAGATATTCACACGCAACAGCAAATGCAGTGATAAGACAAGAGAATATGGAAATTGTTGTAGATGCCAATGGGCAGTTATTTTTGAGAGATGATTCTATGAATCAAGATGCTACATTGTTAAAAGAAGATTTGAAGGACACAGTCTTATATTACGAACTTGCAGAACCAATTGTCACTAATATTGCGGAGATTATCCCGGAAGGATTCCTAGAAGCAATTGAAGTCGAACCAGGTGGATCACTGACATTTCAAAACAGCAACGGTGATGGTTATAAAGTCCCAGTTCCCAATACAGTAGAATATGTAGTTAAGCTATCAGAAGTAGGAGGTACAACAGAATGACAGAATCCCAGGAAAAGATGATGCAGAAACTTGGTTTGACAGAATCAGATTTCAAGCCCAAAGCAACCCAGGAAGAACGATTATCTACATTAGAATCAACAGCAGATGACATTATCTTAATGATGGCAGATTTAATAGGAGGAAATTAATATGAAAACACTCAACACACTGAAATTAAAAATTATGGTAAGAGCATTTAAGATTCGGATCAAAAACGGAGAAGCATTTGAAGACATTGCAGCAGATTATCCGGCATTAACTACAGATGATCTGGAAGCAATCCGCGAAGCACTGAATGTGGAATAAGGTTAAAATATATGGAGAAGATCAGAGCAGAGCCATAAGGCTCTATTTCTTTTGGGAAAAAATTGCGCCGGCGCAACCGGAGAAAGGAAAAACTTATGACAGAAAATCATATCAAAGTAATTTTAACAGCAGTCTTTGCATTCATCAGCTCCATTCTGGGAGTGCTGGCAGTGCCGGTTCTTCTGATGGTAGCCTGCAACATTCTCGACTACGCAACCGGACTCATGGCATCTACATACCGTTCTGAGGACATCAACTCCTATAAGAGTATCCGCGGTATTATGAAAAAAGTATGCATGTGGCTTCTGGTAGTAGTTGGAGCTGTGATTGATCAGCTGCTCCTGTATGCATCCCAGACCGTAGGCATCGCCTTACCATTCACATTCCTGGTGGCATGTATTGTAGCAATCTGGATCATCTGCAACGAGATTATCAGCATCCTGGAAAACATCAAGGATATGGGAGTAACAATCCCGGCATTCCTGATTCCGTTGGTAACTCATGTGAAATCACAGGTCGAAGACAAAGTAAATTTAGATAAGGATCCGGGGGACGAGTGATCGTTCCTTTCCTATTTATAAAGCAGGAGGTAAACATGGAAATTAAAGGTATTGATGTATCAAGTTATCAGGGGAAGCCCGACTGGGCGAAAGTAAAGAAGGCGG